CTATCTTTTCAATTTTCGCCGTCACTCCCATTGCACGAACCGGGACAATTTCAAAGCCAACCAATTTATGATTATTTTGCAGGGTTGCCCGTATGCGTCCGGCACCATCAAAAAACGTTCTGCGTTCTAACAAATTGCGTGTTTCTTTATCCAACTGCTTAATTTGGGTAAATGTCTGAATTGCGGTTGCAATCCCGTTGCGTGTCATTCTTTCCAAAAAGTCCGAAAGAATGTTGTATTTGCTCCAAAACAAAGAATCTTCCGTTGGTTCCTCTCCTACGTTATCCGCTTTCGCTTTCCAAAACAATTTGTTCCCGTTTGTATCATTACCATACTGCACAACCTTGTTTTGTTTCCATTGCGTCAGCGCATCCCATACGGGGTATTGTATTCCCCAATCATCCGGCATAATCGCCTCCATACTATCCAACGTCAAAAGCGGGTGCGCACCTTGAAAATACAACCCACTTTCCGTCTGCGTTAAATTGTCGTCTATCGCCTTTGCCGGGTCGTATGATTGCTCCCACCCGCACACATTTTTTAACGCTTCGCATATTTCATTTATTCTTATCATAAAAACGCCCATTTATTTCCCATATTAGGAATTAAGATTGCAATAAATAAGGGGGCGGGGATAACCACCCCGTCCCCTCGGTTAAATAATTGTTCCGTTTTCCGGCTTATGCGCCTGCACCTCCGGCGGGAAATTCCCCGGCGTTGGTTACATATACAGGCATACCCAAAGGTACATTTTCCGCACGTGCTGCAATCTGCGCTTTGATAATCGGATTTGCAACGGTTGTTGGGTCTCTGTTGTAAGCAATTACAAACGCAACGTCTGCGCTAAATCCAAAATATTCTTTCACGTTGCACGTCATATCGGCACTCGCTGCGCCTGCTGTCTGTGACTGGTCGCCAACTGCTGTGTAATAGTGCGAACCAACGGGCAAATCAATGTACGGCAAACGTACAACGTCCCATTCGTGGAAATTCGCACGGGTGCGGTTCAACGCCTCACGGTCAACACGTGTTAAAACGCCAACGTTACCATCCTCTACGGCAAAGAATGTGCCGTTTTTGCTAGCTTCATTTACGACGTTGTTTGTATAATGGAACACTTTATTTTCGTATTCCATACGCTTGTTTACGTCGTTATAAATACCGTGCTGTGCCAATTTTTTAATAAGGCTGTCAATTCCGGCGTTACCTACGACGTGAACCAAACCCGGATAACAATTTGCACGCATAATCGGGTTAATATCGCCCATAATTTCGGTTGCCATCTGCGTTGGAACCTCAATAACGTTGGCGGTGAATTTGTAATTCAACTTGTCTTTCAATACTTTGGTTTTTCCTGCCTCCAACGCTGCAACGGCTGCTTGGTCTAACGAATTTGCAAACGCTCTGCAAACCTTTTCCATTTTGCGGTTGAAATCGTGGTCATACGAAATTTCGTTGTTCATATACAACGTTGGCACCATTGTAAAGCCGACGGAATATGTCGCCCAAACCACGGTATAAAGTGCGGACGTGTTTTCATCGTCCGGGATAACACACGTACGAACGTTGCTAACCGTAACGTCGCCATCGTAATTGATAACCGGAACTTGTACCGTATTTCCGATTGAGGCAAACGCACGTTCACGCAATTTCGGGGACAAAATGGAATTTCCGGCGTTGGTCTGTTCAATGAAAAAATCCAATGCGCCATACTCGCACGGGCGGGTCATATTACGGTCTAACTCCGGGTTTTCTACTCGCCAATTCTGTAATCTTGTTGCAATTAAACTCATAGTCTTTTTATTTTAATTTGTTATTAAATGCGGGTTTACCCATTACCCGGTTATCTCTCCGGCAATTTGTTAATACTATTTTCCTGCCAAACCTTTCTCATATCTTCGTCAAACTCTTTGGAACCTACCGTTTTACCTTGCGCCATCAATTGTTTTGTAATAAGTTCGTACGCCTCTGATTGCGTTTTGGCTCCGCTTACGTCCAATGTAATTCCGCCGCCTCCGGCACCGCCTGCGAGCGTATTTGTGCCGCCTCCTGACTGTTGTCTTTGCTGCTCCAATACTCCCATCGTTTCCAATTCTTTTGTCAGCAACTCGGCAGGCGTGAATGGGTTCAACTGATTGTTTGGATTGCGCATAATTGCGCCGCTTGCATCTTTGAACGCCAAAACCTTTCCGCCGTTTCCGTCGTCTATATATTCCGGGTTCATGCCTTTTACTTTTTCGCTCGCCTGCGCCAAAATAACCTTTGTTACGCTTTCCGGGAATCCTGCTTTGAATTTAAGCCCGGCGGCGGCTGTCTGCAATGCGTTGTCAATTCTTACTCCGAACAATTCTTTTTCGTGGTTTGCCTTTTCTTCATCATACTTGGTTGTCAACTCGGTAAACTGCGTTGTCACGTTCTGCAAATCTGCTTTTGCCTGCTTCAATGCTTTCACGGTTTCCGCATCTGCCGCACCATCGGCAATTGCCTTTTCTAAACGGGCTCTTTCCTTGGTCAATGAATCAATCTGCGATTGCAGCCCGGTTGCGCCATCGGCTTTTGTTTTCATTTCCCCCATTACACGTTTTGCGTAATCATACGTTTTTTCGGTTCCATTTTTAGCGATACCGGAAACCGCCAAAATATCGGCATCCAAAGCCCCGTAAATTTCGCCCGTTTTCTTGGCAATAACGCTGTTTTCGTCATTCTGCGATAATGCTGTTATCGCTGTAATCTGTTCGTCAGACAATCCCGACAAAGCCGCATTTGCAACTAAAATTTCTCTCGTTAACATAATATTCTTACCCTTTGAATTAATTAAGTGCGATTGCTTCTACTTCTCCGCTGTTTGCGTTAATAATATCAATTGTGTATTTTGGGGAATCCCCGGTTGTGTCAACCAACCAACTAACAACACGTGCATGGCTGATTTTCTTTTCAACCTCTTTTGTTACCAAAATGACGTCGGTAATTGTTCCGCCCTCAATACATTCAATCAACTTTTTCTTTGTGTCGCCGTCCAATGCTGCGGCGGTTGTGGTTACTTCAATAACCAAATTGTCTTGCTGTGCAATCTGTGCCATATTCGTAATTTTTAATGGTTAAATATTCTCGTTGTTTTCCGGGCTATCGCCTGCCGCTTCCTCTGCTTCTGCTGTTTTTTCGGCTTTTGGTTTTCGTCCGGCTTTCTTTGGTTCTGCTGGGATAACTCCGGCGGCTGTCAGTTCTGCAATAATTTCGGCTTTCATTTGTTCACGTTCTGCCGCCTTTGCTTCTGCTGCCGCCTTTGCTGCTGCTTCTGCCTTTGCTCGTTTGCTGGCTTCAATCTTTTCTTTGTTCGCTGCCTCCCAAACGTTCGGGTCGTGCATAATGTCAACTTTATAACCCATTTTTCGCAAATTGTGCAATCCGAATGTTTCAAAGAACTTTTTTCCGAAAACCTGCATACGTGGTCGTGAAATTCTTTCGCCCGTTTCTTGGTTGAATTTTACAACCTCAATACGACAATGATAAAAACTTTCTTCCCCTTTTGGAACAATGAAATTTTCCGGGGTAACGTCCAACAATCCGACGTCCTTTGTTTTACCCTCTGTTTCTGCTTTCACTCGCATAATCATAAATTTTTTTTGTTATTACTTCAATTTTCTTGGAAAATGGTATTTGGCTGCCAAATTCCAAAACGTTTGTATTCTCACGTTCAAACCTACGCACAAAATTAGCGAAATTCAATTTAATGCGCAATTCATCCTCGGTAATTAGCTGTTTTTCGTACAATTCCAATACTTCCGGACGTGTCAAATGTCGGTACGGCTCCAATTCTGCCAACACTAACATACGTTGCATTTGTATTGGGTCGTGTCTGTACTCCGTTTCGATAATCTGATTTTGTAGCGAATCCAATTCCCCCTCGCTTGCTCCGCTTTCTTTCGCCATCTTATAACGTTCTCGCAATTGGGTTGCATCAGACAAATAAAACTCGGTGCCATAATTGATTTTTGCCGAAATAAACATTGTTCCATAACGCAAACGGCAAACGGTTTCGTCAACGAACTTTTGCGCCGCCTCAAAGCCTTTTTTTACTCGGTTTAATACCGTGCTTTGGCTTTCAAAATTGGCTTTAATTTGCTGTTCATTTAATGCTTCACGGGTTGTTATTTCCTCGTTGGTACCAACAACCGCCGTAATTATGTTTGTACGCAACCGTTCTTCCTCGCTAACGTTATAATCCAAACTATTACGGTCAACGGTCAACATCTGAACCGGGTTGCGCAAATCCGGCTGTTTGTCGCCGTCCGGTACCGGAATTTCAATGAATGAACCAACCCCGACAATTCGTTTATCTCCGCATTTCGGGCAACGCATCAATAAACCCGCTTGGTCTAATTTATAATAGCCTTGTTTATCTTTCAAAAACCCGCCGTCGCAATAATCGCCGTTTTCGCCGTTCGTAAAATCGCAACTTTGTTCATATCCGGAATAAATCGGGTACGACCCGTACATATCCAAATTTTTCTTTGATAAATGATAAAAAAGGAACCAATCTAAACTTTCCAACTCGGTTGTTAACGGGGACGCCTTAACGTCCGGTTCTCTCAAACTCAATGGTTCGTTCCAAAAAAAACGTGCTGGGCAATATCCCAAATCGTGCGGGCTATCAATCAGCAATTCGCCAATATTGCCTTTTTCCTCGGTAAATACCCGGTATCGTTCATCGTCAATTACGGCAATACGGTTGTCGTCCTGCCGGAATATTATCCAACGCATAACGCCCGTTGTTTTGTCTGCCTTGTATGAAATAACGTGTTCTATTGGCAACCAATAAAAGTACGGTTGCGGGTAATTATCGCCGGGGGATTGCTCTTTTGGCAAATCAACAATTAATACGCTGTTAATTTCGGTTTTGAAATATTCCCATCCCTTTGTGCTCCAAATTTCGGGTTCTTCCAATACGTGTTGTCTGTAATACTCCCAATCGTCCCTTTGTTCGCTGTTCATAAACTGATAATTGAACGCCGGGTTACGACCGTCAAAAATGCGGCTCAACTTATCAAAACAAACGCCCGTTACCTCGTTTGTCTTTACGGGGTAACGGAACAATGTTTTGAACACTTTGAATTTGTCTGCGGGTATAAGGTTTGAAACATAAGCCAAAAAATCGGTCACGGGTTGCGTAATGTATGGCGTCAACGCCTTTTCCGCATGAAATCGTATGCGGTTTTGGTGGTAAATCGCCCTACTTATCGCCGCTTTGTTCCGTGGCTCCGTTATCTGCTTTTTTATTTCTCTTATATCTAAGCCCATTTTCTTTGTCAAATTCAAATTTACTATTTTCCGGTAACTGCCAACCGCCGTTATTTGGCATTTTTAAAAGTCTTTCGGCGTGGCTAACTTCAAAATCTCGTGTCGTTTTCAATGTTTCATTTTCCAACGTCACTATTGTTTGTTTACCCTGCTGCATTTTTTAATTCTGTTAGCGGGTTAAAATCTTCCGGTACGATAATCGCCAAATCATCCGACCAATTAGGTAAAAACGCCCATTGTATTGCGTTGCTATCGGGTGCCTCAAATCCTCCCAATGTTTTATCCCCGATAAACAAAGAACGAATTGGAATAGGATAATGCGTTGTTGCTGTTGTCGGGTCTTGCAATGCACCAATTGCGCCGTTTTCATCAAACAAATAAACCCCCAAATTTTTGGAATCGCTTTCACATTGCAAATCTTTCAATGCTTTAATCAGTGATTGCGGCATTTTACGCATAACCGCCGTAAATGGGGTTGGCTCACGTCCAATAATTTCTTCAATACCGCCCAACGTTTCGTTTCCTCCGCCGAACGTACGGGGTGCGCCTGCTTCTGCTGTCGGTGCTTGGATATACGGGGAGACAACAACTTTCGTGTCGTCATCTGCCGATAACAACGGCGTCCATGACGCTTTTTTCCCAATACCCGCCGTCGTGGTAAATGAATTTTTTTCTCCGGTGCTTTTATACAATCTCTGAAACGCTACTTTCTGAATCTGTCCGAAACTCTCGGCACACGTAAAGTTTGGAATGTTTGGCAACGCTGCTGCTGCCGGGCATTTACAAATAGCCATAATCTTAATTTTTTAACGTTAAAACTTTTGTTATTATCTCCGGGGGCTAACCCTTTGCCCCATTACTTATTGCAAAGTTATAATATTTTCGGCTAAATACTTGCATATATGAAATAAAAGGCTAATTACGACGTTTAATGCCCCTTGTTGCTTGGCTGTATGGTCTTGTATCGCCGTCCGCCAATTCCTTTTCATATATTCCGGTCAAACCGTCCTCCGGGTCGTCATGCTCATTTGCTGGGAAATCACGCAAAAACCCGGTTACGTGTTCATGTATCTTTGGAAAACGTTCCTCCCATCCTAACGGCATTATGATTTGGGCGTTGACGCTTGCCGAATTTGTTATAATGCGGCTTTCCTTGTTGGCACCTTGGTAAAATGGTTCGGAAATCGCTTTTATCTTTTTACGTATCAACTTTTCAAACCCGGCACCGCCGTTGTTACTTTCAATCCATGCTTTTTGCGTTCCACAACGGTTTATCATTTCCGGGACGGTAACGGCTGTTACTTCTGTATTTTCCTGCGTAAATACCATGTCAGTAATTAGCGCATACAAAATCGGTTCAAACCGTTTCTTTTGTTCGTTCCATGCCTCATTACCGGATTTGTAAACGTCATAACACGCCGAAAATGTAAAGTCGTCGCCCTCGTCTGCCACGTCTGTATAATTACCACTACGCACGAACGTTCCCCATTCTGATTTGTCAACGTACGTTCTGAACGGGTTCCGGTACAATCTACCCTCTGCGCTTCCGGGGTTTCCTTGGTCTAAGCATTGAAATTGTATTGGGTCTAACGCTCTTTCACGCTCCAATTTTGCCCGGCTGTGCATACTCTCCCATAAAGCCGCCCCCGGTTCCCTTGGGTCAATCTCGTTTGGTTCCCCGGTTTTCAACGCTTCAAAGTTTATGCGAACCCATGCACCATCCGGAATATTTTTAATGCTGTCCCAACTTTTAATATCAATAATCTTTTCGCCTCCCTTTTCAATCTTACCAATCAAATCTTCCTCATGCCATCGGGTAAATACAATCAGTTCTTGCGATTTATTGTGCAAACGCTTTTTTACAACGGTCGTGTACCATTTCCACGCCGCATTGCGTACAATCGGGCTGTTACCCTCTGAATAATCTTTGTAAACGTCGTCCATAATCATAACGTCAACGGTCTTTGACGTCAACGCACCGCCACGACCTACAACACGCAACGAACCCTTATGCCCAACCATTTCTATAACGTCAGAATTTCGTAAATACGTGTTTGCCATCGTTACCACATTTGAACCGCTCAAAAAGGTTTTCGGAAATATTTCCCGATATTTTGGGGTGTCAATTATTCGTTGAACGTCCCGGTTAAAATCCCTTGCAATTGTGGCGGCATACGAACCAATACAAATTTTTGTGTCCGGGTTCAATCCCAACATAAAAGCGGGTAATTTTCGGCTTGAACCCTCCGATTTTCCGTGCTGGGGCGGCATTTGCACAATCATTTTTTTTATTTCCCCGTGGGCGAACTTATCCAATAGCGTATAATAAACGACGTGGAACGGTTCCAAAACCAAATCCGGTTGCATGTACCGGGCAAAGTTTATCAGCCTATGGCGTGCCGCCGCTTTTACTATCTCGCCGGGGTTGTTTTTCAATGCTGCATACATTTTAAGCAATTGTTCTTTATCCATTTTGTTTAATTCTTAAAAATAAACCATATATTTTTGTCTTACCCCCGTATTTTTTCTGACTTAAAAACCGGAAATCTTAAAAAACAACCAATTTATTGTTTCATTTTCCATTTGTCGCACGCTTTTTCCGAACGTATTATACTGCGATTTTCGACAAACGGGCATTTTAAACAAATTGGGTTCCCGTCCATATCCAAATTTGAATGGTCGTAATAATATTTACCCCAACCACAATTCCCGCACGTGTGTACGGGTTTCGGTTCATCTTTTTTCTTGATATTATTCTTTGTTGTTCGTACCATCGTCAATTACTCCTTTTTCTGCTAATTGTTTTTTATATTCTGCTGTTTGCAATTTATCGGCGACCGCAAACAACAAATCCTCCGGTATTGCGGCAACATCATATTTCGGCGCATCGCTATTTGTATTTTCTTTCAATCCCGGTATATCAACTTTTATTGGCGCATCAAATCCCAACATCTTTGCCCGGCGTTGCTGCACATTCAAAAGCAAATCCAAAAACCGGGGGTTTCCGGCGGACGTTTCCGTTGTGGTTTCCTCATACCCGTAATATCCCGGGTTGTCGCCATCCTCCAACACTTTACGGGGCTTTGCGTTCTGTCTGTTTTTCTCTCGCAATTTCCCGGTCTTTGAACGTTCCCACGCCTCCCACAATTCAACCTCCATTTTATCCAACTTTCGCAATTCCTGCGTAACGTAATCGTCTATATTTTCCATACGTTCACGTTTCCACTCAATTAGCAATTGTTGCATATCCCAATATACCATTTGTGTTGTTATGGTATAACCGACGCCACGCCGGGCGTTTTCCTCATTCAGTCTTTCCGAAATCTCCCTATACGTGTAACCACGTAAAAACAGATTTGAACAAAAAGCCAAATCAAACTCCCTTTGGTCTTTTGTTCGTTTGCACATTTTCGGGCGTCCGCCCCTTTGTCTTTTACTCGCTTCCATTTTTTTAAACCTTTTTATAACAGTAAAACCATTTACTTTGCTTTCCTCTCAAACGTCGCTTTCCCTTTGCTTGTTATTTTCGGGTAATTTTCGTTTTAATCGGGTTTTGTTTGTTACTTGATACTTTTATTGTCTTTTGTATTTTCGTCGCCCTACGGGGCTAATTTTGGCTTTCTTTCATTCCGGTACCTAAACGGCAAAGCCCCGGTTATAATTCCGGGGCGTTTTTTATTCTTTTTCCATTTTGTCGATTTTCAACAATGGGTAAACACTTGTTACCCTAACTGACGGCGTACCGTCCTTTTTGTCAAACCCAACTTCATACGAAAAATTGCCGTTGTGTTTTGCCTTGATAACTTCTATCTTTCCGGGCTTTCCGTTGTATTTTATTCTATCGCCTTTTTTAAACGGACAATTTTCTGTTATGTAACTTTCTGCGGCTTTTTCTCTTTCCTTTCTGTTGTACTCCAAAGCCTTTTGTTTTATCTCGGCTAATTCTGCCATTCTTTTTACGTATGTTTCTTTATCCATAACTTTATTATTTTTCTGTTGGTAAATCTACGGTTAACAATACGGGTTGCAATGGTTGGTTAAACGTCAGCATTGACAAATGTATTGTTCCGGTTTCTTTTACTCTCTCCAATTCTTCCGGGGATAACTGCCATTTGGTAATTATAAGCCCCTGCGGGTCATTAGGGATTTTCATTGCAGGTAACGGCATGTATTCCGGATGGTCTTTTGCAAATACTACATTCACGCCGGGAAATTCAACGGGTTTCATTGCCTTGCTCCTTTCTTGGTTTCTTTCTAAACTTACGTTTCTTTTCCGGTATCTCAATACGGTGTATCTCAACACGTGCGCCAAAAGCCTTTGCCAACTTTCCGGCAACTTCTTTTACTTCTTCCGGTATATCATTTTGAGGCTTTCCCGACGCATCGGCGTTTATCTGTTTTAGCAATCCGGCGATTGCTGTTTTTTCCTCTTTGTCCGTTGTCGTCTTGAAACGCTGAATCAGATTTGCAATTGGTTGCGTTCTCATAAAGTCAGCACATTTAAAACGGTCTTTGCAAATATTGCAATCATCCGGGTAATTGTGTTTTGCATCCTGCGAACTCTTTTCGTCTGCCTTTCTGAATTCGTGCCATTCGTCACGGCGGGCGATTGCTTCCGAAAATACCGCCATTGCATCAATACAAACTTGTGCCAAAATAAAATCCGGGGTATCTCTCATTTCCTTTTCTAAACTGTGCTTATTAATAAGTTCAGTTAGTTCTTGTTTAAAATCTTTTTTCATACGCTTAAACTTCTATATGTTCAATTTGTGGTAACTTCTTTATGTATTCCAACATCGCCATTTTGCTTTCCTCGGTTTCGTCGGTTCTGTTTATTACCAACTGAATAACTTCCAAAAGATAATCGCTATCAATACACGCATTATCAACGTCGGTAATATTATACAATGGTTCCGTTATTTCCTTGACGGCTTTAAATGCTTCTTTTGTCAACTTTGCGGCTTTTTTGAATCTCATTTTTTCGCCCTTTTCAAAGCATTTGCCTAAATGGTTTAATTTATCATCAGCGTAAAAAACGCATGTATGTGCCATGTCCGCCAAAAGATACGCCGTATTTGTAAGGAACAACGCTTTTTTTCTTAATTCTTCTTTTTCTTCGTTTGTCATAGTCTTTTGTTAAAACGGTTCTCAAAATGTTTGTATTGTTCGGCGGTTTCCTGCTGCATATTACCGCAAACCGGGCTTTCCGGTTTGTTGTGTGGGTGTTTGCGCATAAATTCCGGGTTTTTCTCACGTCCTGCAATTTTAGTATATGCCATTTCCTGCAATTCTTTTTGGGAATATCCAAACAATGCTGCAATATGGAACAATACGGCGTTCAAATCTGCTAACTCGTCTATAATTTCCGACGTGTTTTCCGGTATTATTCCATTTACCAACATATCATCAGCAACAACAAACAATTCGTGGTATTCCTCTGTAAGTTTTAAAAATCTCATTTGAAAGTTTTTGCCGAAAAGTTTATTCATCTTTTCAAACAATCTCTTTTCGTCAAAGGTCAATCCGGCGGTATTGGCGTCTTTTTCTTCAAAATTAGCCATAAACGTTTGCATATCCATTTTGCCAAATTTTCCGTCCGGTGTCAATACAATAAAATTTCCCTCCGGTACGTCCAACATTACGCCGTTTTCGGTCGGGAATGAATAAACCGCCAAACCTCCGGGCGTTCTCGGAATCTGCATTGTTCCGCCTCCGGTAAAAATCTGCAATTTTTCCCAATTATCACGCTTTACGGGTAATGCACGAACTTCTAACAATCGGCGGCAATAAATATCCCCGGCGGTTTCGTCCGGCATACCTAAATTTGTGCGCAACTCATTTGGCAAATTTTCCGCCCCTTTTTCGTACTCAATAAAGAACGTCGCACCTCGCAAAAATATTTCTTCCCTTATATGTTCCACGGCTCGCACCCTCATTCCATAACGACCAATAACCGCATCAATTGCGGCTTCAACAATATATTCGTTTCTGTCGTCAACGTACATTCTCATTTCAAACAATTCTGCCTTTTCGGTAATTTCCGGTTCATGCCCGGTAACACTCTTTACCATCAGAACTGTTTCCACATCAAACGGGGTTAATTTACTTTCTTTCATCGCTCTTTTGTTTTTTATATAATAACGTTTTTAATCCATTCATTTTTTTGAAATATATTCTTTTGTTGTCTGTTCGTCCGTATTCGTCGCAAAATTTGGAACATTCTTTTCCATCTATTGCGCAAAGACTACAACGCCATTTTTGGTATATATTTCCGGGTTCATTTGCAATTTCTTCTTTTAGCTTCGTCCATCTTTCAGCAACTACAACAGAACCCCGGTAAACTGCACGTTCTCCGGGGCTGTATTGCCTATCGGTGTCAAACGGTTGTGGTTTCTTTATTCTCATTTTCTATCGAACTAACCAACAAATCCAAATTTTCCTCTGTTCCGGAAATTGAAATTCTTGCTTTCCCTGCTCCCATTACCGCCAATTCCGTAATTGTGCAATCATATTTGCCTGCGGATTTTTGAAACTTTGCCGCCTCATTTAATGGCAATATTTTTGTTATCTCTTTCATCGCTCACGTTTTTAGTATTTTACATTACAAAGTTAATAATTTCTTTTTGTTTTTATCCATATCAGCCGGAAACCAACGGAAAAACAAAGCAATTTAATTTCAATATCTAAATAAACGTCATGTCCTTTTACGCCCTCAACCATAACTCCGGGCGTCAAATAAAATTGCTTATACTTCCACAAACTTTGCAGATACAAATAAAACCCGATACGTCCAATATGGAATCCGATTGTTTTCATTTCTCTATCTGTTTTTTTATCTGTTCCCAACTCTTTTTGTCAATTACCATTTTCCGGGGGTATTGTATTATTTCGCCCTTGGTATATACGAGATTATAGATACCCAATTGCCCCTTAATTGGCATTTCAACAACACGTCTTGGGTTGCGCATCATCCATCCGAAACCCTTTGTTATTTTTGCCCTCTTTTCCTTTGGAATCCGGGTGTTTTCCCAATCCTCCGGCGTAAACTCTTTTATCGGCTTCACGTCGTACAACTCAACCAATCCCAAAGTAACGCCGCTTTCCATTCCGGGATAAACCGGTTTTGCCGACGAACAAATAAGAACGTCGCCACGGTATGACGTTTTTTTGCTTCTAACTTCAATTGATTTTCGCCCGTAAACAACGCCGTTTTCGTCTTTGTATGCCGCCGTTACCAAATCATTTGCGTATGGCTGTTTGACGGTCAACGCACGCCAACGGTCGTGTTTTTCGGGGTCATATTCTTTGCTATTAAACTGCATAACTTTATTTTTTATCTTTCCCGGCGGGTTCCTTGTAATGGGCAAAACCAATTGGTCGTATCGGTTCCGGCTCCGGAACGGCTGCGTCCTCCTTATTGTATTCAAAAGAAACAATAACCGTTCGCCCCTTTGTCCGTGTCCCAATCAGCCGGGAACCCTCCGGGATTTGAATTTTAATTTCGTTCCTCATTCTCAAAATGGCAAATCATCTTTGTCTTGGTCGGGAATTGGCGGCGGCGGTGTTGGTGCGCCTCCCTGCTGCGTTGTTTGTCCGTCTTTCTTTGGCGACAACATCTCCATATTAAACCCGTAAACTTCTGTAATGTATCTTTTGACGCCGTTGTTGTCCTCATAACTGCGGGTTCTTATTTTCCCCTCAATATAAAGTTTATCGCCCTTTTTTACATACTCTTTTGCAACCTTTGCCAATCCATTTTGCAAAACAATATTGTGCCATTCGGTGCGCTCCGGTACTTCTGTACCATTTGCCGTTTTAAATGCTCTGTCAGTTGTCGCCAACGTGAATTGCGCAACCGAACCGCCGTTGTCGAAATCTTTATACTCCGGGTCTTTTCCGACGTTACCCATTAAAATAACTTTGTTTACACTCATAGAAATATAGCTTTAAAAATCCAACTTCCAATACTCCATAACGTCCAAATGTATGACGCAACCGTTAACGCCACGAACGTATAAAATACAATTTTATATCCGGTTTGTTTTTTGATTTTCATCTACTTAAATTTTACGCCATCCAACAAATATTCTTTTTTCATATCCGACCATCCGGCGGCATGATTTATCGCTTTCCGGTCGTCGTCGTAAACAAATCCAACTATCCAACCGCCGACGTTTGATTGTTTTATTAGTCTTACCAATTTACCGACGAAAAAAGAACGGTATCGGTAATATGCTGAATTTTCACTAACAAACAAAACCCGTCTTTCTGCATTTATTTCGGGCGGATTTTCGATTTGCGGGCGTTTCTCCCTTTCCGGGTACCTTTGTACCCTTTTAAAATCATTTTGGATTGAACGGCGGGAAATTGCCCCGTAATCGGGTGTTCTTTTTTTCGTCCTCATATTTTCAAACTTCTGTATTCGTTTTTAAGCAATTCAATAATCCGGACGTTGCCCGGATATATACGCATTTTCGTTTTATCCCCATTCTCCCAACATGAATGATGTTCAAAACATAGTATATTTATATTTCTTGCATCATGCGCCATTTCGGGAAACGCTCCACGGGTCAATATATGCGAGCAATAAACGGCGGAATAATTCCGTAACGGCTTTAAACATTCTTCGCATCTGTGCGGCTTATGCTCCCAAACCCACCGGAAAAACCGTTGGTTGGCAACGGGAATGTCGCCACGTCCTAAAACGCAATTCCCGAACACTTCCCGTTGTAACTCAACACGCAACCGTATATCTAACCGAAAATTACGAATATCCAATAACGGTTCGTAACCACGTGCAACGCAATATTCATATTCGCAACGCTCGGTCAACAATATTGGCTCCATTACATATTGTCTGTATCGTCCGCCGGGTCTGCCATTTCCGGGAACATATCATTTTCATTTTCGTTGTCTGCATCATTTACATAAACTAACGGGTTGGGTTCCCCATCAGCCCCGAACAAATCCATTTGCGCCTTTTTGCCCTCAAACAGAAATTCGTAAACCTCGTTTTCAATATCGCAAACAATGTTTTCCAACTCTTCCTCAAAACCGAACGTTTCAACGTTATATTTCATTCGTGGGGTATTGATTGCTGTTTTCTGATTGTTTGATATGGTAAACAATCCGGTTAAAACGACGCCTACGTTATCATCTTGCCCGGACAAAGAAACGCCCCTAACCTCTATATTGTCCAAACATTCTTCCGCGAATTCGGCTGCAATATCTGTTTGTTTCTTTGTTGCTTTAAACTCCGGCGTTGCCATCATGGTTTTAAATGACGTTATGTTGAATACACGTCCCATAATCGGGCGCAAATCATTAAACAAATGACGCAAATCCGGGTGTATGTCTTTTGCACTCAATACATGGTATTTGTTCGTGTAACTCTCATTTCCGACAACTTCCGTTACTTCATAATGTACGTCTAACCCGCCATCTTTCAATAACTTTACTTTCGATAATGAAAACTTTTCCTTTGTAGGAATCGGCATAACATTTTGTTTTTTTTCGCTCATAATTTTTAATCTTTATTGTTTCCCGGTTCCTCCGGGTCGGTTTCTTCTTGGAAATACTCGCACGGTTCATCATCAGCACAACGACCGGACAAACAACATACCGGATAATCCACGCAATCAATGCACATTTTTTTTTCGTTCATAATTTAAAAGTCTGTTTCATTTAACAATTTTGCAACCTTGTTTTCCGGCTCTGCATCCGGTGCAAATATCGGTTTCGGGTCGTGAACTAAAACTTCCCTTTTTACCTTTTTGGTCTTTGCGGGTTCCGGTTCCGGGTTAAACTTCAATTGTTCCGCCGGATATTCTTTTGGTTTCAGTTCTATAATACCATTTTCCACCAAAACCGGAATACAACGTTTGCAGGCTTTCACGTCCTCCAACGCATCATGCGCCGGGAATGTTTCGCCGGGGAAACACTTGTTGTAAAGTTCCTCCAATTTCGGATATTTGCCCGGACGTCCGTCTGCATACAATGCGCCAACAAATTTAATTGTTTTCATCATCGTATCAATTCGTTTGCCCTTAAACAATGCGTCCTCCGCTTTTGCGTCGTAATACTCACGCCCCATAATTCGCAATATCATTGCTTTTACAATTGACGTATCAAAGTAAATGTTGTGTCCTACCAACAAACGGGCTTTTTCGCAATCCTCCAAAAATTCGCCTATAATATCAGCAAATGGGACGCCCTCGGCGTTTGCTCTCTCTGCTGTAATTCCGTGAACTTCTGTTGACGCTTCCGGTATTTCCCATCCCTCCGGCTTAATAATGTAGGAACGTTCCTTTTCGTTTACCGCCCATGCCAATTGCACAATATTTGGAAATTCCGCAAAATCAACGTCCCATTTTGCGCCCTTTGGGGGCAACCCGGTTGTTTCACAATCGAACGTCAAAACATCTTTCATAATGTCGTTTATCTCATTTCCTTTGCTGTCTTTCAATGTTACTTTTTTCATAATCAAATTTCATTTGGGTCTGCTATATATATATAATATTCTTCACTTGCAAGTTGTTTTAAAAATTCGATATGTTCTATTAATTCCGCATTGCTCAACTCTGCAATTGTCCGCAATCGGGTTTCATACTTTCCGGTGTTAATATCCGGCGTTTGCTCATACATAACCGGGGACAACTCACGCAAACGGCGTTCCGTCTGCTCCTCTGTCAGACGCTCCCCGGCTTCCCATATACCCGACCGGAACGTTGGTACAACGTAATTGAAATAATAACCTTTCAAAGCCTCTGACGAACCTGGCGACGCTACAATAAAACGGGCGATTATGCGGCTACCTTTGTGCATTGCAAAGAATTGATTTAATTCCCCCATGTACATTTGTAAACCGCCGTTATTATTAATCATTCCCGTTGCTGTTATCTCTCTTTTCCTCATTGTCTTTCTTTTCTTGGTCAACAAATTGTTTCATTGTAATATTAAACGCTTCGCCGCCAACTTCCAATATAAACTTTCTTTCGCTGCTTGAATATCCCTGCAACTTCTTATCCATTGCATTTGCATACAATACCGTCATTTGTCCCGGTTCAAAAACTCCTCGTTCCTGCAAACGGTCTATCGGGTGCCGCTTCAATGGTGCGTCCGCCATCATTCCGGCTTTTCTGCGGGTGTTTTCCAAATCGGAAATAACCACTTTCAGATTATTATAAAAAGCGGGTGTTTTCAAAACGTCCGAAATTGTCATGCCTTTTAATTCTTTCATAATCTTTCAAATTTATATCCGTTTACGTTATCAATTTTCCCTCTTACTTGCTTTGAAATCAAAGTACAATGCAAATTAAATTTTCTTGCTGCCTCCATCAAACAAGTAAAATTCCCTACAAACTCGCCATTATAAAATGCTTTTATTGGTATTCCTTGTTTATCTATAATTGCCTTATAACGTCTTTCCCTTGATATTGGGTTATTTTGATTTTCTTTCTTTGTTACCCATCTTAAATTATCAAGATTGTTATTTAAGGCATTGCCGTCTATATGGTCTATTTCGGGTAAATTATCCGGATTTGGTAAAAATGTTTCTGCCATTAATCTATGAATCATTTTATTTACTCTTTTCCCGGTATCTGTCATTATTACTACAAAATGATAACCCGACCTTAAAGCGGGTTTCATAACTTCTCCCTTAAACTCGGAAAATATTTCTCCTTTTTTGTTTATTAGATACCCGGAAACTCCGGGTATCTTTACGAATGATTTGTCTTTACATTTATTTATCGGCTTCTTCATATTCCTCAATAATTAAATCCTGCTGTCCCCTTACAACACTTTCAATAAAACCTTGGAATCCCTCTTTTTTTGCCAAATCCAAAATTGCCTGCAATCTCTTTTGTCCCAAACTTTCGCCCCTCGCTATGCGGAACACTTTAACGGTTGGATTGCTGGCAATAATAAGTTTTGCGGCAACCTCCATTATTTGCGAATCTGAAACCTTTCCGGCGACAAATGGGACGTCATTTAATACTAACCCATCATCACTAAACGAAAGCCCGGAAATCGGCAATTTCGCCGACGAAATAAGTTTTTCACGCTCGGCGGATAATTCCTCAATTTCTGAATCCATCTTTTCCGCTTCTGCTTTTTTGTCGTCTGCTTGTTTTTTCTTTGAAAGATAATCGGCAACCTTTGCAGCCATTTTGTTGTGTTCCTCGGCTTTTCTCAACTGCTCGGCTGTATCTAATTTTTCCGGGTTGTTTTCTTCATAATTAGCCAACCATTTTTCGGCATTTGCTTTTCGTGCTTCATAATCTGCCTTTTCACTTTCTATTTGTGCAATAGCTTCTTTGTAAAGTTTTTCAGTTCTTTCTATCGCCTTTTTAGCTTCTTCAATGGCTTTTTCGTATGTCGCTTTTGCCTCTGCTAAACGTTCCGGAATTTCTTCCAACTGCTTTTTTCTTTGCTCCAAAGCCGAACGAACGGTTTTTGCTTTTTCTATCAATTGGGCGTTTTCGGCTTGTTCTTTCATCAGTTCCGTAATGTCCTTTTGTTTGGCATACGTTTTCAAATCCTGCGTTGTCAATCCCTGCCCGGCTGCATCTGATATTGATTTGTAGGTTTTCAAATCTCGGTTTACTCCGGTACGTTCTGTTTTAAGCCCGGCAACGGTTGTATCAATTTCGGCAATCCTTGTTCTTACTTCTTCCGGCAACAAAGACTTTACAACCTCAATTTGCTTTCTACGTCCCTCGGCGGTTTCCGACCAACGGGAAAATTCCACGGCGTCAAAATCTGTATAACCGAAAATCTTTTGCAACATTGAAACGTTATCGCTTTTCATTCCGGTTGTCTTTGATTTTATTGATAACGTGCCACGTGGGTTTGCTTTTGTGAATTTCAATTCAACCTCGTATTCCTCTCCGTCGTCGCCGACAATCATTTTTGCGAAACCTTTGCTTTCTCCGTTCTTCAATACGGCGTCACGGTTCCCGGTCAACAAAGCCCCAATTGCTTTTAATACGGTTGATTTTCCCAACTCATTATCTCCGGTAATGAAATAAACGTTACCGTCGAAATCTGCGTTAAACTCTTTAATTACTTGGAAATTTACCAATTCTAATTTCTTAACTATCATTTTTGCTCTCGGTTTGTGCCGGGGTTTCCCCCGGCGGTTAATATTATTTTTTTGTTTCTCTCATTCTTTGGTATATCATTGTTTGCACCTTAACAAATGCGTCCCGGCTTTCTTTCGCTTCCTCAACCGTGCAATCAGCAATGAAATTTTCCAAACGCTTGTATAATTCGTTCAACTCTTTGTCGCTTATTGCGTGCCGGGTTGCTCCTACTTCATCTATAAACATATCAAAACACCATTTGTATTTCAGAAATCTTATATCCTAACTCTTTTGCAATTTCTATTGCACATTCAACGTTTTCTATTCCATCAAACATCAATGTTTTTGTTTGAAAATCTATGCCATAAAATGAAACTTCATTATTATGCGCATTAATACCGTTTTTGTGAATCTCTAATAACTTCATAGTTTTATAATTTATCCGGGAACCCGCCCGGTCGGTGTTTGTCGTACTCTGAAAGATTTTGGCTTTATCACTTCATTTAATCGGTTACCGAACCATCATTTAACCCTTTGTAGATACCGTTGCTTACTTTCTACTCTTACGAACTTAATCTTTCAACAGTCTTTTTGCATTTTGGTTAGACTGTGGGGTCTTTCGTTGTTTGACACTGCAAATATACGCATAACATTTTAACTACCAAAATTTTTTCTTTTTATTTTAAAAAAAAAAAAACAATAAACCCGGAACGTTATACATTCCGGGCATAAATCAAAACAGCCTCATTTGTTTATCTGTTATTTTAGCAACAATTGCATCAACTTTGCGTTCCCAACTTTCTAACGTTGCCAATTTCTCCGGGGTTGGGTTCCGTTTGTAACGTCTTTGGCTATGCCTCATCTGTTTTATAGCATTTATAAAATCAGTATATGTAACCATTTCCTGATATTTAAAAACATATCCACCAGCTTTCCCCCTTTGACCTTTTAGGCATTTTGAAATACTAGTTCTATCGACCCCCAATATAATAGATGCCTCTATTATTGAATTAAAATACACATTAATTTCGCCACTTATTGCAACTATTTTTTTTTCATTATGTGATTTTCTGTTTTCTATACTTCTCTTTTTTGTGATAATATTATTCGCGTTTTCTACTGGTGTAACCCAACGCAAATTTGAAACATAATTATTCCTCTTATTGCCGTCGATATGGTCAACACATGGTTTGTTGTCCGGGTTCGGAATGAAAGCCGCAGCAACTAATCTATGTATTAATTTTGTAACATATTTATTACAGATACGTATATTAACCTGTTCATATCCATTAGAATGGATACATTTTTTTAGAAAGTTATTATCATGCTTTATATTCCCAAAATTTGATATGTAATACGATGGAAATATTTCTTTATATTCTTCAAATTCTAATCCCATAATCTATTATGTAAATAATTCGGTAAATTACTTTTTATCCAATCCATATTGTTAGCTAACATATAACGTCCAAAGTGCATTATCAAAGTTGCATCGCATGAATACATAGTTTGTTTTATCTCTGGATATAGTGATTGTGCTATATCTTTATATCTTTTTTTTCTGTCTTTTTTATCTTCATTTTTTATTCTTATCCTTAGTTTTTGCTGCCACGAAATAGGGGCTATTAGAACAAACGGTATTTCGGCGACGGTTATAATGGCTTTCAATTGCTCAAAGTTTGCAAGCATTTTTTGTATGCGGTACAATTTACCCATATTTACGCCATCGGCACCAAGCGTTACATCATCCGGGCGCACGCTCAATTTTTCCAAAAAGACAATTGGCGAACAAATGCTTTTCAAATACAACAAATAGTCTTTGAGTTCGTTTATATCCTTTGGCATTTTTATGGCGGTTATGTTATGGTTCGGTCGCCATGTTACAATACCGCCATTGCTTCCCGGGTCAATTCCCACTACTGCTGAAATTCTTATATTTTTTTCCATATATAACCTCCCGCTTTCTTTGATATCCCTTTTATATTATTTGAAATAGATGTTATAATTTTCATAATTAAAATAAAACTTGCTGTCTTTGAAACTCAATTAATCTTTTCTTTGCTTGTTCATAATAAACCGGGACTTTTTCAATTATAGTTAAATCAAAGCCCAATTTATGTGCGGCTATTGCATGGCTCATACTTCCGCCGTGCGTGTCCAATATCCTTTGACCGGGTTCTGCAAAATTTTGTAATAGCCATTCATATAATATTATTGGTTTTTGTGTGGGGTGTATCTTTTTTTCTTTGACTGAACTTTTACCTTGTAAATTTCCATAATATCTATAATCAAAACATTTTGCAGGGCAATTAAAATTAGTCCACGCAAACTCACCATCTGAAAAGTTAGGAACCGGATTTTGTTTGTACCAAAATATAAAACATTGGCATGGAGGCAATTTATAATAATTTCCACCCCATATTATACATTTATTAGAAATTCTGAAAAGTTCGTCAAAATAAATATCATTTGGTATATCATTATCCCAATTCTTTTTTTCATGCTTTGACCTTGCAGGTTTTGCAGCGTAATCAATTCCGTATGGCGGGTCAACAATTGCCAAATCAAAAGATTTATCACTTTGGGATTGCATAAACTCCATGCAATCCCCGTTTATTAATGTTATGTTTCCAAATTTTTCAATTTTCATCTTTATATCCTCCCGCTTTTGTAAAATAACCTATTACGCCAATTATAAAGCAAACAATAAATAATTTCATTTTTTTACAATCCTAATTGCAAAACTAACATTCCAAATCTCAAAGAATCTGATATTGTAGCTTGTTTTATATAATCATCCTTAACAGATATAATTTTTTCAGACAAACATCTGTAATCCTCACATTTAGTTAAATCCATACCACAAACAAACATATTCCACGCCTGCATATCCATTTCATTTTTTAGTATAATTTGGCACGCTTCCTTATTGTTTCCGGTGTTTAATGCTTTCGCCAATTTTACTTTTTCTTCCCATTCCATAATTTCATATAAAAAATAAATAGTTATCAATCTGTATTTCCTCCGCAATCATACGGTCAAAAGCCCGTATTATTTCCTTTTTCCGGGCAACCTCATACGCCGTAAAATCAATTTCCGGGCTGTCAATTCCTTTTCTCCGGACGTTGAACGCCGTATATTGGTTTACCATTCCAATTGCCGCACAGTGCATATATTTTGCAAATGCTTGTTTTCTGTCGTCCTCGGTTGCCTCCACTTCGTCAGCAAATCCAAATTTCAACAACCAATCATACAAAAACATTTCGTCGCCAAATTCAAATGATATTTTCCCGGTGTATTTGTATTGCAAAAAAACAATTCTGTTTCTTGCTTCCCTGCGGTTGTGGTAATATCTCTTTTGCTCCGGCGTCATTTCTCTTTTAGGTTCCGGCAACGCTTTATATGCTTTCCCAATTACTTCATTTTGTTTTTTCCGATACGCTCCCAATATCTTTGCAAAGTAATCGGCGTTGAACTGTTGATAATGGTTTTTGTCCGGATTCCCTTGTTTATCTTTCGGCAAATATTCGTCTAACTCTCCGGTCGTCGCCAATTCAAAAGCCATCTTAATATCAGCCAACGTCATATCTGAGTAATAACGTTTCAGAATATCCAACAACCGGGATTGTATATAATTCCAATCATTTTCATTCTGTGGTATTATATAACCAACGTCTATTGCTATACGCTTAAACAGTAACGAAAGATTTTCAACTAATTTTGCATCGTCAATTTCCGCAATTGGTGTTTTTGTTGACGCTGCGAAAACATATTTTTCAACTGGGTTTAATGCTTTGGCAACCTCCGGCAATTGCACCATTCTACGGCGTACTTCAATGGCTTTTGTTCCGGGCTTGGTATTATATATTTCTAACGCCGTATTTTCTTTTTTTTCAATTGCTCCCATATCAATCAAAATCATTGTTTAAATACTTCATCATATCCGCAATTTCTTTGCTGCTTTGCTGCTCTGTCTTTACGGAACGTTTCATTTTTTCCCATTTTTCGTATTTTTCGGGGGTTGAATCATATTCTAACGCCGCCCAACCTTTTGAAATGCTTTCTTTTATCAGAATCAGCGCAAATTCTTCCGGGTATTTACTCAAACCATTTAAGTTTGCTTGTATCGCTGAAAAACTCTTTTGCGACGTTCTCCATTTCGGTTGACACATCAAAATATAAAAGTTCCGTTTAAATTCATCGCTATCAAATGGGAATACAAGTTTTGCAAAGTAATTATCAACTTTATCAATTACTTGTTTTCTGACGTCCAACAATTCCGGGGTAAACCCATAAACAATACTTGCTTTAACTGTTTTTTCTTCGTTTGAAAAATTGTCTTGTGAAAATCCGTTTGGATTTTCTTTTGAGGCTTTAGCCTCTTTCTTCATAGTATTATTAATATTATTATTATTAATATTATAGTCTTGTAGTCCGTTTTCGGACTGATTAAAGTCCGTTTTCGGACTGTTGTTTAGTCCGTTTTCGGACTGCTGTATATTAATATTATAGTCTTGTAGTCCGTTTTCGGACTGATTAAAGTCCGTTTCGCTTCTGTTCCATGTTTTACATTTTTCTGTAAATCTTAGATACTTTGTTTTCCCAAAAGAACTCAACTCAATAAATCCTCTGTCTGCAAGTTCTTTAATGTTTTTGTAAACTCTTTTAGGGATTGAAAAAAGCAACGGAAAATCATCTACCATTTTTGTTTCTGAATATTGATACCAAACAATGCCATCAACCGTAATTGTATTAGTCCACGTTGGCAATGTCATACACGCTGCAAGCGTTGTTGTTTGAACAATAGTCAGTTTATTTGCAACAGCGAATCTTTGGTCAATCAAAATATTGTAAGTCATAATTAAAAAAGAAAAGCCCCAATTAGAGCCGTTACACATCTAAAAGGGGCTTTGTAGCTAATTAGCAAATATCTTTTAATCGGTAACGGTCGATTGTTTTACACCACAAATATAATACTTTATTTTTATTCCACCAAATGCACGGGCTTAAATGCTTCTTTTACCTTGAATAAATTTCCCTCGCTTTCGTTAGGAACAATCGTAACGACCGGATAACGGGAACGGTCGCCGGGCTTTTGAGAAACTGCAAATTGTACGTTCATATCAAAGATAATTCCTTTGACGAACTTCTTTTCTTCCAATATGGCGTCGAATGTATCACGGATATTAGGTATTGTTGACGCTGTTCCCTTTGTCGTAAACTGCCAAACCCCGCCAACGCCACGCACCAACGGAATAATGAAAGTTACGGTTAACGTTACAATCCATCCGTCGCCGCCATTCTTAACAGCCCGGTTTGGGTGTTTTTGCGCAACGCCTGCCATTAAATCGGGATAATCTTTTGTACTGTATTGTGCATATTGTTTCCCGTTCCATACAAAGAACGTTTCCCCGTCGCCGTATGCAACCAATTTACCCGCATCATCCCTATATTGATATTCTTCCCTGCATGACTTTTCCGGTTCATCATAAACAAATACTATTTGTATTGTTTGCGGTTTATCCCCGTATGCTTGATTAAATAGCCCTGCATATTTTCCGGTGCTTACAAAATAATCTATACTTTTAGGCAATCCCTTTTCATCTTTTATGCCAACTTTTATTTTCCCAATTATAGGTAATGATATTCTATTTATTGGTTCATTACGCATTATTCTACCTTTCATTTTGAGCCTCCTTTCTTCCAAATATATCCATAATTGCCAACTTTTAAGAACTGCCAACAAATTAGAAATGGGGACGGGCTGTTGGCTTACCCTTTCGGTCGGTAGCTACTCCGACCTATCCCCATTGCAAATATATAAATTATTTTTTACTTTTGCATCATCTTATCGCCCATGTTGGCGAAAAAGATACGGGGGCGGGCTTTCCGCCCCTTGCTTTTATATATCAATTTCAGTATTCAACAAATCTTTCTTTGTCACGGGCTCTGGCTTTTTAGGCTGTTTTCCTTCGATTTTAGCCACTTTTTCTTTTTTTGGTGTAATTGTACGTTTTGCGGTTTTCTTTTCCTTGACGGGCTTGTTTCCCGCCGTTTTTGCCGTTTTTCGTGTGGTTCTCTTTACGGTCTTGGTTTTCTTTTCCTCCGGTTCCGGCTGTGGTTCGGGTTCCGGGTCTTTCTTCAAATCCTCAACGGTAACGGCTTTTTCCGGTTCCGGCTTTTTCTTTTCCGCCGGGGCTTTGCTTTTAACAAGTTCCGCCAACGTCAGCGAAACAATATTGTTTGTCAAATCCGGTTCGTTATCCAATGATATTTCCCCGGAAACCGCCGTAAATGTATTATCCCGTTTTTCGTCCTCAATTGCTGCCAACTCCAAAAGATACGGGATTTTCTTTGCGTTCGGGCTGTCTGTTTGGTCTTTCAAATTGTACGTCGGTTTCTTTCGCCAATCTTTCGGGCTGAAATTGAAAACACGGTCAATCGGAATATCCGGGAAATTTTCGTTCCACATCATCGCATATAAATGCAACTGAATTTCCGCTTCTTCGTAAAATCCTTTGCGCCCGCTTTTGAAATCCACAATTGCGTTTATGTATTCTTTTGAACCGGGCTTTGATAACATCGTACACGGTAAATCAATCATTCCGGCGTAATTATGAACGGGGTGTACCAACGCAATTTCCACGGCTAACGGTTTAACGTCATAATCCAAAACAAATTGCGCAAATGCTAATATATCCTTTTTGAAATCATCAGCGTAATAAATGAAATCGGCGGGCAATTTGTTGTTATCAATATAATCTTTCAATTTGGCTTTCAATCCGTCCAAATCATAAACCCGGTTAATTATAAGTTCTTCAAATTGGGCGTGCATAAATGTACCATACGCCGCCCGTTCTGCTTTGTATCGTTCCGCCTCGTCAATACCTTTGTCGGCAATCCATTTTATCAGAAACGGCGATTGTGGCATTGTTTGGGACAAAATTGTTGTAACTGACGGATAAAATTCCGGGGTTCCGTTGTCGTCAAACTTGTAATAATATCGGTGTCCTTTGCTGTTTAGCTGCCATACTTTATACGGCGGTTCAATCAACGCACCATCAAAAAACATTGCTGTCATTTCCTCAACCGTCATGCCCGGCACAATTTCAAAAGCCCCGGCGGGCTGTTCTATTTCGACGGCATCCAATCCGGGGACAATCTGTTGTTCATCGTTTATTTCCGGGAATTTATCGGCGGGCAATTGTCCCATTGCTTCCGCCAACTTCTTAACCGCATTTACTGCGTTACCCATTGTGTTTGCAATACTTTTTTCCGGGTTTTCCGGCTGTTTCTTTTTCGCTCTCATGTTATTTGCTCTTTAATTCGTTAAACAATACATAAACCATTAATCCACACATTGCAGAAAACAAAAAATGGATATAATTCCAAAATCCGGCAATAAAACATATTACTCCGAAAATGCTAAATATCATTGCAAAAACCTTTGCTTGCCACGCATCGGAAAAGAAAACATCAACCATCTTTTCCATTTTTTCGATAAACTTCTTTTTCATGGTTTTAATCCTCCATTCCAAACAGATAATCGGCGGAACAACCGCACATTTCGCAAATTATTACTACCCATTCCGGGACAATCCTTTTGGTTGTCCCGTTGCAAAGATTTGTCATATTTACCTGCTGTGCGCTTTCGCTTGCACCCTCAAATAAACGGGCTGCAATATCCTTTTTCAATACCTTTTTTCCGTTCGCCTCGGAACGGGCGATTGCTTCGTTTACTCTTAATCTCAATGCCATAACTTTAATTTTTATTGTTAATAACTCGGTTCGTTACTCTCTTTGTATCCGCAATGCGTACACGTTGTTTCCTCCCAAATTGGGGTATATTCCGGGGGCGTAATATATCCGTCCCCGCCTGTTTGCTTATATTCGCCGTCCGTAACCTCCATTTCGCCGCCACACTCCGGGCAATCCCCGTCGCCAATCAACACACATTCCAATAATGCGTCCAAATGTACCGATTTTACAACGTTGATACCAATTGCACGTATAACCCCGGCAATCTCAACAACGGTAATATCCCGTTCGTAACAATCGGAAATCGGGCAACCCCAATTGTCCGGCGTTTCCTCAATTATTTTTTTATTGAGTAATTCCGAAACGATAATGTCGGATACCTGTTTGGCGGGTTTCCCGGAAAGGGTCGCCAACTCGTTTAATTCTTTGCTTTCTTTTACTCTCATATCTTTGCCGGGTATTCCCCCCGGTAGGTTTTATTTTTCTTCTTTATACAAAATTCCCTTATATGGTTTCCCGGTATCGACACTCTTTTTTATCAAATGTCTGTACATACCCCGCTTTTCCGCATCTATATAATTGTCAAAACGAACACATTCTTTCCCGTCCGCTCCATATCCGACTATTTGGCAATTATATTTAATTTTATTTCGCCTTGCGGGTTTATAGTTCATATTTTCCTTTTGCGTACACCAACGTAAATTGTCTGCAAAATTATGATACTTAACCCCGTCGATATGGTCAACGTATGGTTTGTTTTCCGGGTTCGGAATGAAAGCCGCCGCAACTAATCGGCTAACTTGAAACTTCGTATTTACTCTGTTTTTTGATAAAGTAACACATAAACCGGACGTTGCGGGTTTACAAGGCGTCAAAATTATATTGCTATCTAATGACTTTATACGCCCGTAATTGCTTACTTCATATAACCCCTCATAGTCTTTTATTTCTTTCCAAATTTCCATACTACTAATTTTATTCTGCAAATATAAATATTATTTTTGGTTTTGCAAATGCAATAGTATTTCATTTATATATTTTTCAAAGATATAATCTTTGTTTCTAAAATCATTTTTGCGAGGTGCGTTGGATAATCGGATTTTTAATCTATCTTTGCAATACCGCATCAACCAAAAATCGCTCTCGGTTACTGCGTAAAATTCCCCCGGTGCATATTGATTTATGACGCCGGGGGTCTTTTTATTTCTTACTCTGATAATACAACCATTTGTAAATTTCGCCGTAATATCCGGTTTCCAATACTGCTTTTCGTATGGTCTTTGCGTCGTACTCTCCAAATGTTACGTACTCATATATTGACGGGTTTTCATGCAACGCAAATTCAAATGTTATGTCAATATATGCGTCGCCGACCTTGTTAAACGCATGGTCAATCGGTATTGGGACGTTTGTTTTTCCCTCACAATAAAGAATCCGTTCCGGGAACGCCTCGCAAAGTAAATGGGAATTTCGATAACATTCTTTCGGCTTTGGCTTAATTACGTGCCGTATGTAGTCCAATTCGTAATCCTCCAATACATCAGCCGCCGGAACTATTTTAACGGGCTTTGCGGCGTTTAATAAGTCTTGGAAATACGCTTTTTGTCTTTCGTGCAAAGGTAGTTCCAACATCATTTCAATTTCTTTTATTATTATACTTTCCATACAATTTGTTATTCCGTCCATTCCTCAATATACATTTCATACGCTTCTTGGCAACAACGCCCCTCACAACTTATATATCCATTTGGGACGCCGTGGGTTCCTTTTTCGTCATCATCCAAAGGACAATATAAACACAAATCGTCGCTTAAATCATCAGCGGTTTTTAATTTAGGGTTCTTTATTTGCCATATACCCAATAATAGGGTTGCAATTAATAATACAAAGAAAATTAATATTATCACGTCCATATTTTAACCTTTCATTCTACCAACATAAGACAAATTCAATACATCGTACATTTGCCCCATAACGGCAAATTCTAACATTGCGTCGCTGTTTGCAACGTCGTTTATCCTCAACAATGGGTATTTGTTGCCGTAATCCGTAACGTACCCGTCCGGTTCAATGTCTGAATATATCCGGTCGTTGTCGCTGTTTTCAAAGCATTTATTTAGGCTTTGCAGAATATTGTTTTCCAAATACTTTTTTCCCAATACCTCTTTTATTTTATCCTGTTTTCTTAATGCGTACCGCATGATTTTAAGAATTAAACTGGGGATTTCTCCCCGGTTTATTATTTCAATCCTTTAAATATATGTTTTATAACTTCTACCGTCCAACCATCGCCCAACAAATCAGCCGCCGCCATATAATCAACGCAATTTGTATATCCCAACGGGACGGTCTGTAATTTCTCTAACTCTGTTCTTGTAAACAAACGTAATGATTCCGGATTGTCCTTTTCTTCATATACCACGGTTAAAAATCCTTTTTTCGCCCGTTGATTGCACATTCTTTTAAAACTTTCAACGTTTGAACTTTGAACACTTCCAGCATAGTTTCTTACTATACAAACACTTTTCTTTCTATTTGTAAACCCACTTTCTAAAATACTTTGTAATTCAATCCCTTTGTCTTGTATTTCTTTGTCAAATGGAATATTAGTCCAATAATAACGTTTTCTTAATTGTGCGGAAAACAAAGACGAATTTATATAAACCCCATCAACCCCCAATAAATCATCTATAATCCGTTTATCATCATCTTTCATTGTAGCCACGTTTTCTAATAAAAAATATCGTGGTTTAATTTGTTCTTTTATGCGCAACCATTCGTAAAACAAAGAACTTTTCTTTCCATTTAATCCCTCACGGTTGCGACGCAATGCGCTTAAATCTTGACACGGGGAACCGCCAATTAATAAATCAATGTTTCCTACATTGAATTTACCATTTTGGCTTACTATTTGCCCCCCATCAAATTCTATTTCCCTAACGTCGCCCAATTGTATTGTATTTGGGAAATTGGTTTGTGTAACCTTGATTGCATGGGGCTTAATTTCTGCCGCTAAATACATTTCGGGGATAATCCCCAACTCATTGAGTGCTATTTGTCCGCAACTCATACCATCAAATAAAGATAATACTTTCATATAATTTATTATTTAATTAAACCGGGGTTTCCCCCGGACTGTATATTTTATTTTATTCTTTTATATTCTATTCCGTTTCTTGGTTTACATTTTCTTTTCATACGGTTACTTATTGAACTTGTTGAAACATCATTTTTTTGTGCTGCTTCCTTTATAGAACAATATTCAGCAACAACTATTCCGTATTTAAGTTTTTGTATTTTTACCGTTTTTTTCTTCCTTAAATTATTTTTTTCGGCATGAACAATATTTTCTTTAACCGTTGCCCATTCAAGATTATTAATATTGTTATTTAATTTATTTCCGTCTTTATGATTTACCGTTTCTTTTACTTCTTTTGAACCAAACGCAAACATAACAAGACGATGAACGGTTTTAGATACTCTTTTACCTCCTTTTTCCAAAGACACACATTTATAGCCATAACGATTTATAGTTTGGCTTAATATTCTTTCTTTGTGATTTAATGGTCTGCCATTTACTCGGATAACTTTTCTTTCCAATGTTTTAACTTCTCCGGTATTTGAAACTTTATAAAGCCCCTCATACCCTTTTACATCTTTCCAAATCATAATTGTAACTTTTAGTGTTGTGCAAAGTTACATATTTTATTTAACATAGAAACTTATCTTTATTCTTCTGCGCAATTTGCAAACGGTTTTATCATCGGTGCCATTAAATGCACGGCGCAACATCTTATTAGCTATTTCAACGCCAATCAATTCAATCAATCCTTTAACGCCTACCAACTTGTTAACCTTTTTACCGTCAACAATACCGTTGATTTTAATGCGGAAATTGCGATTGATTGATTTTGTTGAATATTCCAAACCGTTGTAAATTGTTGTTGCCATTTTGATTTTCTTTTAATTGTTCGGGGTAAACGCCCCGTCGTTGTTGTTTGACAATGCAAATATACAACCTTTATTTTAATTACCAAAAGAATTTCTTTTTGTTTTATCGGAAAATGGCAAAAAATTCTGTTTTTGGTTCAAAAGATAGTTATTTTGGTCGAATTTTCGATTTAAGCCACTTTTTCGGGCGAAATGTGTAATTTATCCATCCGGGAAAGAAAAGCCCGCTACGGGGCTAAAAATGGGCAAAACTAAAAAAGCCGGGGGAAACCCGGCTAATCCTTAAAAACAATCTTATAAATGGAATGAAAAAGTATTTGATACAAAAATACTCATTTTTCAATCTCTATATATTCAACCCCCATTATTTTTGTATGCGGGTTCCTGCTGATAACATCAATTTCCCGGTTCTTTATTTTCTTGGTTTTCCATAAAAAACCTAACCAACGTTTGTATTGCACCGTTTCGACAATCAACAGACTATCCCGGTTTATATGCGTCCCGGTAAATTGTCCGTCCGGCGTGGCGCATCCGTGCAACTCAAAATACGGTTCGACAATATCGACGCATCGTAAAACGGTCGTAACCGTATCGCCGAGCAAATATACAACACTATCCCGGACGGTTGCCCGCAATTCGTTGATTGTTTCCATTTGGGTTGTTGTAACCCGTTCCAACTCCCGGTTCTTTGTCTGCAACGTCTTTATCAACTCCGCATCGCTCGCCCGGTATTTTTCAAACTCTGACAATTTCAGTTCCAAAACCCCAACTTTTGCGGCGTTCAAACTATCTTTTGTTTGGTACCGGGAAACGTCCTGCAATAACGTTTCCGTGTTGGTTCTGTATTTGTCCCTTTCCCCGGTTAACTGATTAATCCGGGAACGTTGCACCCATATAGTGACAACGGCGGCAACAGCCAAAGCAATTGCCGCTATTATTAGATATTTTTTCATAAGATACGTTTTATTGTATTGTAATGTACTTTGGCGATACGCTCACGCCCTGCGTCCGTCATCATAAAACGGCAATCTTTCTCCGTGTCCATGAAAAAGTTTTCGGATAATACCGCCGGGCAAACCGTATGTTTCAGTATATAAAATTGGCTTTCTTTGTCCGGGTCGCCGTCCACATAATCAAAACGCATTTTCCAACCATCCGGGGCAAACTCTTTTTCCGCCTCCTTACAAAGAACGGTTGCGATTGCATCCGCTTTCGTTTGTCCTACGCTTGTATAACATTCCCACCCGGTGCCGCCTCCGGCGTTCCCGTGAACGCTAAACAAAACGGCGTTGTTGCCGCAATCTGCATGGATAACGTTTGCACGTCGGCAACGTTCCGGTAATGATACGTCGTTGTCCTCCGGTACCAAAATTTCAAACTTTATTCCCTCCGCTTTCAACATCGCCGCAATACGTCGCACAATGTCACGGTTAAACTCCCATTCAAACAGTTGCGAACCGTCGCCCCAAACCGGGGAACGTTTCCCGGCGGTTTCTTCGCCGTGTCCGTTGTCTAAAATAACAATAGGTTTCATTTTCTTACCTCCTTTTCTTTATCGTTAATAATATCGTCATCGGTTTCCTTTTGGAAACGCTCGATTATTGGTTGCCAATAAGACGGCAACGCCCGTGTAAATTCCAACCGGATAACATGGTATATTATCCGTAAGGCTATTTTCTTCGGGTATGCCTTAATTAAGTTGCGAAACGCATTTTGCAAATATACATACATGAACACGTATGTAAGCGACTTAATAACAATCATTGCCGCCCCGTCGTCTCCACATTGCAACATAACGGAATAAATGACGTGTATAATAACGACGTACAAAAGCAATTCCGCCAATGCGTTCTTAAACTTATGGAACGAAAAGCGTTTGCAATTCCTTATCGCCACGCCGTCCGCCCTCATTCCCGCCCAAATGTTGAACGCAAACATAATAACTAACGCATACATAAACCCCGCCGTCGGGGTCAGATATGCAAATAACGGGCTTGCGGTCGTGGCGAATATCATACGCCATTGTTCCCAACTAAAAATTTTATCCATATCGTCCATAAATAAAGAGTTAAGGGGCGGTTTACCGCCGCCCCCGTTTTGGTTATTGCTTTATAATCTCGCACAACATAAATTCCGTGCGGTTGTCAACCGCCGTGTTGTTCCGTTAATAATGTTACGCTCTTGCATCATTTAAGTAAATGAAAATGGGGACGGGCGCACCCGCCCCCAGTTAATTATTCTACCAATGCGGCGTTATTTACTATCACGTTGCCACTTTTTGCGGTTGGGCTTCCGCTATCCGTGCAATTGTTCAATTCAATACGGGCGTTCGTTCCGCACAAATACCCATATTTTGAACCGTTCAAAGATATACAATTTACGAACTTACCAAAATTTTCATCCTTCCCGGACTTATCGCCGGAAACGTAATAATTGTTTGCGTTGTTCTCGCAAATGCAACCAATCACGAATATTTGCGAACCTCTGCCGCCCTCCGCCGCCGTTGCGCTTCCAACTAATGCGATACCGTTATTAACCTGTTTACGGCAATAGGCGTTATATATCGTATCGTGGCAACCAAAAGCGGGCGTTAATCCGGCTTTTACGTTGTATTCAAACAATCCGCCAATAATGGTTGTTTCGCAACGTTCGTGGTCGCTATATCCGTCGTCGTTATTGTCGTGGCTCCAACAATCAATCATCGTTGCAACGGTATGTTTCGCCAATGCCGGGTCAGTCGTTGTGCTGTGTGCGTTGAACCCGTCCCCGGTACTCGAACCGCTAAACGCCCGTGCCGCTTCGCATCGTATCAATTCCACACCAATTGCCGCCTCCCACGACCACGCACCGCCGCCAAATGCGTATTTTGCTGCGCAATCAATCGCCCGTCCGCCGTGGCAAAACCTTAACGAAATTGAACCGTACCAACATTCAATATTAACCATTTCAAAAGCAACGGAACCGTCATTGCCGGAAATACCGGAACCGCCCGGAATGTAAACCGGGTTGGTGGCTAACGTTGTACCCTCTTTGATTTTGACGTACAACATTTGTGCGTCTGTATCATAAAAGAACGTGTAACCCTCGGACGTTTTCACGGCATCCAACGACGTAACACAGGTTATCTTTGTGCTATCACAACGGTACGTTTTCCCACGTTGTAACGGGTGGCGTTCGTTGTCCGGTATCAACGTACTTTCGTCGAATACCTCATGTTGGAACAATTGGAAATGGTCGGCGGCTGAAAAGGACGACAACGGGGTTTGGTAAACGTTCGTTGTACCCGCAACTAATGTTCCGCTATCAATTTTTGTTCCGCAAATGATACGGTTAACTAATCCACGTTTACCGATAAGACGGACGGAACGTTGGTTTGACTTGGTTTTGATATTCAAACGTTCGGTCGTGTCCCCTATCAATATAATTGTTGTATCAACGCCTGTTTTGGAAAATGCGGCGGCAAACGTCGCTAATGCGGCACTTTCCGTCGTGCCGGGGTTCGTGTCGTTTCCGTTGACCGCATCCACGTAAACAACGGCGGCGGTTGTGTTTACAGTTGTCCCGTGCTTTATGCTTTGGCGTTCCCATTCGCTCAATTTGTTTATTTCGCCTTTTGTCAAATAGTTGTCGCCAACCGATATTGCCGCACCAACGCCACTAATTTGGAAACGTATCAATATACGGGTTGTATTCTCCGGAATTGTGCCGGAGTGAGTACGAAAACCGCCTGCACTTAATTGTAACGCTAACCGGGAAATCTCGGCTGAATCATTGTAAAATATGCAATACATTACGGCGGTTGTTGCACTACTTACAACCACATTATCCGCACCGTAACCGATAACGTCGCCAATCTCAAACGGACTATCCGTCAAATTGAAATCATATCCAATAAATGCAGTAGTTCCGGCATCGTTCACCGTATAAGATAACGTTGTGCGTGTTCTTACAACATTCATTGCTGAACCCTGTAAATTAAATTCGTTGTAATACGGGGCGTAATTAATTGTTTTAACGGGAATATCTTTTACCTTTTTCCATGCGTTCCACGCCTGTTTTGCGAACATACCGAACGGGGTTACATCTTGACCCGTCCACATCATACAACGGTAAATCGTTAACGGCTGTGTACCTTTTCGGTTGTCGAATGTTACACGGCAACAGTTGGATAACGTCGAACGTCCGGTTACATTGTAAAAAGATACCCAACCGTCAAATTGCGGGTCGGTCGTTAATTGAACGCCTGAAATAAAGGCACCCGACGTTGTAGGGTCAAATGCCACATTTAACAAATGACCTGTACCCGGCGCACTAATTTTCATTAATGCGTTAAGATAATCCGTTGTTGGATTATATGGGAATTGCGACAAATCCAATAAAACCCCTAAAAACGAACCCACGGGCAAAACAATACGGTCAGCGTAATATTCCGGCGTTCCTACAACGGAAACATTTTGTACGCCCTCCAATTCATTAATATGCGAACCCGCCTCAATAAACGGGTCGGGGTAAAAGTTGGTTGCGTCCCCCATACCGTCCGGCAAACCCATTCCCCCGGTTGTCGGAGTTTCAAACAATACATTTACAGACGTGGCGGTTGTTTGGGAACCGTAAAAAATCGTAAACCCGTAATAATTTTCGGTTGGCGTTACGGTTTTCGTTGTCCCGTCGGGCGTTAATGTCATGGAGCCAATAATGTCAAATGTTCCGTCGGCTTTAATACCCTGTATATTTACCGGGGCGTTGCCTCCAACGGGCGTTAATGTAAATTGGTATGGTTGACCCGCAACCAAAAATGTACGCACCTTTTGGGAACCCGCATTTGACCCCTTTACAATACCCGTATCCGTGTACGCATAACGTCCGGTTGCGTTGATTTGGTTTGTTGTGTTCGCAAGCGCAATAACGCCGTCCGAACTCATGCCGATAACAAATTTACCCCAATTGGTCGTCTCGTTGTATAATATTGCCAATTCGCCGGGTTTTACGGTCAAATAACCCGCCCTGAATTGGAAATTTACATAATTCCCCGCCGTATAAGCGATATAAAAAACGTTACCGTCCGGCGTGCCGGGATTGGTATTTTTATTTGCTATGCCAACAAAGGTTCTGTTGGCTCCCACGGTTGAAACAATCGTGTTCAACACGTTTTGCATTATTGCCCCGGTAATTTCTTGGTTTCCGTTTGTCTTAATAACGTTGGCAATCGCTTGTTTTAATTGTTCGTAATTTCCCATAATCTAATTAATTTAATTGTTGTCAAAATCATTATTGAAATCGCCGTTGAAATCTCCATTATTATTGATAATATATCCACGTCCTATTTTCTTAACGACGGTATTTGTTTTAAACTCAATTTCCACGCTCGCCAAATCCCCCTGCGTTTGCCATTTCGGTGTAATTAAAAACGTATCGCAATCGTATTCCCTACCGTACTTGTCAGTTATATGTATGTAATCAGCCATACGAATAAAACGCATAACGTCGCAAAGGAACTCCGGTGCCAATATCGTACATTTAAACGTTTTGACTGATATTTGTTTTTCCGAAAAAAAATACCCGTCCCGTTCTTCGCCGTCCTCTTCAAATTCATAATCCGGCTTTCCCAACTCGGTACAAAGGTACAACGTATTTTTGAAATCCGGGTTTTTATATACTATTTGCCCGGCGTCAAATACAAAATTTTCAATATCCCACCATTGTATTTTTAAGTAACCGGAAACATCTTGTACGACCGTGAACATTTCAGAATACCACGTTTGCACGCCATCCGATAACGTCATATAATATATTCCGTCCAACTGATTTAATGGCATGGGTAATATTGCCGGGTATAATATTACATCATATCCCAACGACTGAAACCGGACAACTTGCAATCCGGTTTCCCTCATGTATGTTGTTATATTTGCAATTTGTTTTCCGGTTTTATCATATAGAATAACAGACGTAACAGAATTTGAACGGGTATTTCTTATTATCTGAAACGGCAATAATCTATCAGCCGGTGCGAACAATGGGTATATTTGCCCGTATGCGTAACTTTTACGGTGGTTCTGCTGCTCTATTGACGTGTACCACGGCAATACGCTTATATTGTTATTCTGTATCATATTTCAACGTTGCTTTAATGTTTCGACTACACAAATTTACGCTTAATTTATCAACTTGTCCGTTACCGATATATGTTTTAACTAACTGCATCGGGTTTGGGTCTGTGGTTCCTGCCGGGAAATTCAATGTTTGTTTCTTTTTACGTTCCAATCCTCCCATAGCATAATATGGGGAATTATTTATTTTGAAATTCCGTGCGGGCATATCATAAACCCAATACGTCGGTTGTATATTGATAAACGCTAAATAACCGTTTTGCAAATAGTATTCTACATTATCAACGGTTTGTCTTGTAAACGGCAATTCCAATTGTCCGCCGCCGGACGGCGTAACCGCCGCAAACAATGCGAATCCATCCGAACTAATTGCACCGGGGTTTAACAACATCAAATCAATATCAGACGTGAAATTGGAAATATTTATTTCTTCTATCTTTCCGGCTGTTACATATTTTGACGTAATTTCTATTGGCAACCCCTCAAATGGCGTTGTTACATCGTCCATCCATTCAAATCGATAACGTTCCGGCATATCTACTTTATCAAATGAATATTCCGACGTTGCAAAAGCTAATTTCTTGCCATTCCTAACGTTTTCTAACTGCGTTAAATCATAATCAATAATTGGGTTATATCCATACGAACCGCCATTTCTGAACCAATTTATTTGTTCAATCTTAAATTTTCCGTCCTCAATGTACCAATAACATTTGTAAATATCCCGCAACATCGTCATAATTTGTTGCAATGTAACCGGGGCTTTTTGCGCCGGGGACTGATATTCTCCATTGATAATATTACTTTTCTGACTTATTAGCAACTTAAATGACTGCCCGGAAATAGGATTGTTTGTGTTATAAAGAAATTGGCTGTATTCCGGCGTCGCTTCATGCGTTATTCCGGGCGCAAATTCTTTTAATAGCACATTGATACATGACGACAATGTAAACGCATCACGCAAAGTATATGCTTTTCGGGCTTTTTCCTCTAATATCCAATCCATCAGATAAAACCCAAACCATAACGACGCATAACGCCACGTTGACCGGGCGATTGGATAAAACGTTTGTCCATATATGGAATAAGGCGGCTCAAAATACTTTCCACTGTCGGCTAATCCCCACTCGGTCGGCGTATCTGAAAAATTATTAGATATAAATGCCACGTCGATTGCGTAACCAATTGCCCGGCGGTAATTTCTATTATTATCTACAATATCATCGGACGACAACGGGTATGTATCTAAATCGTCTATTTTATCAACATCAACCAAATATCGGGCGTATATATTATAACTTTTCATATCGGCGTGCATCGTACCCGTTGCTCCGGAACCCTCAACGGCGGTTAAATCAAATTCCAACGTATCAAAAGGTTCTTGCGTTATCTTTGTATACCGGAACATTGCCACATCATCAGAACGGCGGCGTATCTCAACACCTGCTAGCCCAATAGGTAGCCCACCCGCAACTCGTTTTTGTGCAATATGGATATAATAATTTACATTTAATTCCGGGTATAAATCTCCCATAAATTCATCAGGACTTACACCCGTCGACATCCGCCCACTATAAAGCCCGGATATTACCGCCGGGGAACCTTGCGACGTAATTTGTATTTCTTTCAAAATATTACATAGTGCAAAATGACAGGTTTGTATTAATGCGTTTTGGTCAGTCGTGGCGTTTGCGTCTTGTTCCCAATTCGTGCCGCCCAAAAAGCACGAAACAATACTATCTCCGGGAACGTATATTTGTATCAATGGGCGTTTTCTTATTGTAAGAAATTCGATTTGTGGGGCTAACTCAATTAAATTGTATTCCTTTTCCAATCCTGCCAAAACGTCGTTGTATTGGTCTATTGTTTCCGGCTGTACCGTAACCAATTTATCATCATCATTAAACGTACAATCCGTTTTCATAAACTTTGCTTTATAGTATTGATTGTATGTTTGTCCCCAATCATCGCTTTTTTCGATATATAGGAAAAATTCAGAATCAAACGGGGCGTCATTGATAATATCGTAATCAGCACGGACAAAGTTTATTTTACCGGACAATTTAGCCCGGTAAAACCTTTGATTTGTTTCCAACTCATAATCCAACGTTAAATCATCCTTATAATTGGGGCAGACGGTTTGTTTGGTTCCGTCCTCCCCTATCTGCAAAGAGAATCTATATTTTGGTGTCATAGTCTTTTTATTTTACGTTTCAAATTCTTGTAACTTTCAATCGTATTTCCGTCGCCATCCACGTAAACCCGTCGTCGGTTCTGTTCCTTAATTTCCCTTACATCATCCGACAAATTGCGTAAATCCGGGCTTTGTCCGGTAACGTTTAACGTCAAACCGTCGCCGTCTGAATAGGATTTTAAATACTTATGTGCAAACGTACCATTGTTTAGCGAATTGATAACGTCCGGTATTATCTTTCTGAAACGGCGTGAACTTCGTTTATTTATCACGGCGAAAAATTCGCCTCCCTCGGCACGCCGGCGGGTTCCGTCCGGTTTCGTTCCTAAATCAATATCATTTCCGCTTTGGTGCGAACCGCCATCCAAAAGTTCAACGGTACCGTCGCCGTATGTTTCCGTTCCTCCGGTTCCTCCGGTCTGTTTTGCCAATTGCGCCGCCTTGATTTTAGACGCTGCAAAACTCGCCCACATTACGGCAATTGCAGGTATTGCAAACGGGAAACCTAATTGCGACCATATCAGCGCCGTTGCTGTTACCATGTTTCCGATTTGCTGCAATGTTTGTATTGCTGCCTGCTGTTTTTGCGCTTTCTGTTGTTCTTTCAACGCTTTTTCTTGGTTTTTCTTTGCTAAATCCAACTCCTTTTGCGCTTGTACAACATTATTGGCGTACCCGTTTGCCCTTGCTTCCAATTCTGCATCCAACGCCGATTGTGCGGCGGAAACCTCTTTATCCGCTTGCTCAACGGCTGCATCTGCTGCGGCAACACGTGCCGCCGTGAATGTATTTAACGCATCCAATGCGTATTGCATAGACGTATTAATTGCCTCTTTTTGGTCGTCGTCCAAATTAAGCCCTAACAAACCGTAAATGTCTGTTCCTCGTTCCTCCCCTTTGGATTGCTCAATTTCTTGGTCTATTTTTTTAATAGTGTTTTGAATTGTTTGTACCTCAACATCAGACAATTTATTGGCGGCTTGCTGATTTAATTCTAAAACCTTTTGCAAACGTTCCTTTTCTGCTTGCAAACGGAATTGAGTTTTCCGGGCTTCTGAATTTCTCAACAAATCAAACTCCGATTGTGCCAACGCTTGTTGTTGGTCGAATATCTGTAATTGCGCTTGCAAATATTCGTCCGCAATTCCGGCTCCCTTTGCGTCAAAACTTGCATTAATCGCCCCGGCGTCCTGCTGTTGCCCGGTCGGTTTCTGTTGGTTCTGTAATAATGCGGTTTGTCTTTCATTCTCTAACAACTGCATACGCAATTGTCGTTCCTGCTCGCTTCCCTGCTTAACCGCTTGCAAACGTAATTCAATGCTTTCTTTCTGCAATGCCAATTCTTGCAACTGCCGTTCTTGCTCTATTTTCAACAACGCCTCTGTCTGCTGCTGTTCTAACGCCGTAATTGTTGCGTTTATCGCCTGCCGTCCGGTTTCGTTCAAATCCTTTTCGGTCTGTAATTGGTGTTGCAAATCCTCAATCTGTCGGGAATACTGATATTGCGTTTGCTGCCTACGCTTTGCCCATTCGTCGGTTTCCAACTGCAATTGTGCATCCTGCAATTTTCGG